TGATGAATACATCGATAATAACTTTACAATCGCTCCTCCATTTGTTGAAGGATACTAATAGTAAATTAAAAATAATTGAAAAACCGATAGATTTCTATCGGTTTTTTTATTGAACATAGTACCATAATTTTCATATAAATTCAAAATATAGTTATATGGAATGAAAGTATTTATTACTACTGATTGGCACTTTGGTGTATATGTTAATAACTTAGATAAATGGTTAACAATGATGGAAGATTATTTTTATAACTTCTTTATACCATATCTAAAAGAAAATGCTAAAGAAGGTGATATTCTTATACACTGCGGGGATTTATACGATAATAGAACTTCTATTCCGATTATAACATCATATAAAGCCGAAAAAATATTAACAGAAATATCTAAAATACTACCAGTGCATTTAATAGTTGGTAACCATGATCTTTGGAATAAAGGTACAAACGATGTTAACTCAGTAAGACTTTTTAATTTTGTTGATAATATAACTGTTTATACAGAAACCACTTCTATAGAAGTATTTGGAACTAAGTTAGTATTAATGCCTTGGATTGAGAAAAGACTAGATATGATTAAGCAGATTCAGTCTAATTCCGGTGATTATTTATTCTGTCATAGTGATTTAAACGGGTGTAGAATGCATTTAAATTCTGTCGCTCATAGAAATGCTGATAAGATCGATGTTGATGAGTTTAATAGATTTAAACACGTATTTTCTGGACATATACATATTCGACAAACTAATAAAAACTTTACATTCATAGGTTCTCCATATCAGATGGATAGAAACGACATGGGTGATCAAAAGGGAATAACTGTACTTGACCTGGTTAGCGGTCAAATACATTTTGAGCCAAATACCTACTCACCAGTATTTAAAAAGGTTCAAGTCGTTACAGAAGAAGACGTTGAGACTATTGATTCACTAAAGAACTCAAAAGACTATATTGATATAGTAATATCAAATAATCTTCTTATAAGTAACAGAAAGTTAAGAAGAAAACTGGAAACTATTTTAGAAACTGGTAATTTTGCATCAGTTGAATATTTAGATGATATTGTAAAATCTGAAAAGGAGAAGAAAGAAAAGGAAATAACTGAAGAAGAGTTGCAAATATCAATTCAATTAGAATATGAAGAATTTATTAAAGGATATATTGAAAATCAACAATATGAAAATGATAAATTTAAACAAGGTGTTATTTCAGAATTTAGTGAGGTTATAAGAATTTATAATGAGAATTATAAAGTTAAGAATGACTAATTAAATTTCTCTAATTTAATCTTTAAATTACCTGATCCTTTTATTAATCTATGATAAATGCCTTTTGGTATAAATATCTTTCCAACTATATCAATTGGTAATTCATTATCTAATTGAAATTTCCAGTCATTTTCCTCTAAAGATTCAATTATTCTATCTTCTCTATCACGGTGCCAGGTGAGCTCACCAGAATCAACATTGTGATAAAATGTTCTGATAAAAGTATTTTCAGATATTTTTTCTTCTTTAAATGGTAAACTCATAATTTCCAAAATGTATTTATTCCGAATTTGATTCGTTAAATTTTCTTATTTTCATAATAAATAAATTTTTACCAATAACCAGGATACGTTTTACCACCCCAAAGGTGACCATATCTATTGGCTCTACATGCCTTCTTTAAATGGCATTGGTGTCTAGCTGCAAATGACTTTCTAGCTTTTGGGTCTGAAACTTTTGCACTCAATCCACCGGATACATCTCCAAAGTTTACACATATTACTTTTCCAGTCTTTGGATTTTTAACATAAACCTTATACTTCTTAGGACCAGAGCTTCTCATTGGATAATTTAATTTAACCTCTCTTCCGTGATACTCAGCCTCATTGACTTCTTCTAAAATCTCTAAAGGTAAATCAAGAGGCACTAGTTCACCTTCAAAGTATTCAAACCTACCAATATCTGAACCTTCAAAAAGTTCCTTATCGTGTCCTGAAAGTTCAATTGAACCTTTATCAAAAAGTTCTCTCGATTCTTTTAGTAAATTGAAGTAAGATTCTGAGCCATATCTAAATATGTTTTCAGTAATTGACATATTGTTATCGATATGATATTGAAGATGCTCTGATATGACCTCTTCATTATTGAACCTTTTTATGTACTTCATAATTTTTTTTGATTTTTATTATATATTAACTCTCCACCAAGAATTAAAGTTTTTATATATATTCAAAATGCTATTTGAATTTAGATGCAAAATTTGATATTCTTTGATAAAGAGGGAAATCCATTAAATTTTTATTATAATGAAACCGCTGAAAGGTATGAAGGTGATATTTTATTTCCTGTTAGTTCGAGCGATACCTTTAAAACACAGGCTCTTTATTTATTTGAGAAAATACCTGCCTTTGAATATGAGAATAATCCAAATTTAAGTTTAAGAAAATGGCAATTGTTCAATGAATATGGTTTTCATTTTTACCAAGGAGCTGCTACATTCTCTATTACTAAAATTGAACCAGTTAATCAGGAAGAATCTTATTATTCCAAGTGGATTTATGGTAAAAACATTGAGGCTAAGTTTAAACTAGGAACATTTATTAAATTTAATAGTCCTATTTTTGAATTTACAGACCCTAATCGTGTCTATTCAGTTGTTGGTTCTAAGAAGAATGCTATTTTGATACTATCAAATGTTAATAATTTAACATTTGAACTATCTTATTCAGGCTCATATGGTCTGACTTCTAGTTACGATGGAGTTACAATAAAAGGTGTTGATATAATTGGAATTTACAATTATATCACTCCACAGTTAAGTGAGACATTATCAGTTTGGAATGAGCCAAGTTTTTATGATAGACTTTATCAATATAGAAAACTTAATATAATTAATACTGATAAAAATGATTCTTATAGAAGAACTGGAAGATACGATGATGTTGATGTTGTAACAATTAAAAATCCAGAAATAGCAGACATAGTTCATTTCGAATATGACTTACCAAAAAGTTCATTGCCAAATAATAGTACATTATTCATTGAAGTTATAACAAAAACTGATTTACCAAGAGTTTATAAAGGTGGTTTAAGCTTCGATTCTTTAGCTAAGAGATTAAACTTTTTAGATCCAATACCGGATATAATAAGACCTGGAATGGAATTTAAAGTTTCTAATTCTGTATTAAATACTGATTTTTATAAAGTTAGTAATATAAGTACATTTTTAGGAAATGTTAACTTAACCTATTATGCTACAGGTAGCCAGGTATTATATAATAATACAATATATCAATGTATACAGGCATATACTTGGTCAGGCGCAACTGAATCTGTTAATCCAGTTGGATCTATAGGGTCTGACCTTTACTGGGGAGCCCCGACTTATTTACCAATAGAGCCCTCCTCAATATCTGGTGGTATAGTAAACGAGTTTTTAGTTGGTGGTGAAGTGTATTTTACGAGTGACCATATTTACTTTACACAATCTTTTACTCAATCTTCAGAGATAACACTGGCTTCTGCTGCAGAAAGATTCAAAAGTGAATTTAAGGTTTTAAAAATAGATTTATACTATGAAGATAGTCAATTAAAAGCTGACTTAATATATCCATCAAAATATGCTATAGTAAATTATTATTATGATCAGGTTTCAAGTACTCATAGTATAGGTGGAATGAAATATGTTTATGAGAGATGTATCGAAACATATGAACCATTAGTTAAAGAGTTCAATTATAATTACTCTAGTAATTGGAATTATAATATAGTTTTTACAGATATTGATGAATTTGGTATTATTGTTAAAATAAACAAGATGGTCTATAAAGAAAGAGTTGCTTGGATATACTCATCTGGCCTTGTTGATATGCAGAGAACAATAGATAGAACATTGAGAAACTGGTTAACAAGACATTTTATGTCTCTCAATGCTCTTGGAATTTTACCTACTTTGAACACTGTTGGTTATTCTTCAGTTTATTACAATGCAATAACACTTAGTACTGACTTTCCAAATGTTCCAATAGATTTTAGTGTTCAAGTTGGAACAACCGGTGATTTTTATATTGAGCATACAGTTGTTGTGTTTAATACCATAGGAAAATATTTAGTAATAACAGTTAATGGTAGGTCTTATGAGGAACCCGCTGTTGTTGTAAGTGGAATTACTGATATAGCAACAACTTTAGCAAATTGGACAGAAAGTTGGGCAGAAACAATAAATGATTTTGGAATCTATGTTAGTAATTCTGCTAGTTCTTTGAAGTTTAATGTAAAAAAACAGATACAAAGAGTAAGTTTAAAAATAGAAGTTGGTATATCATCATTACCAGGAATTGAAAACTACCAGATAATTAAAAAGTATAGTGGTAACTTAGGAGCACTTATAACATCTAATGAAATAATTTTAGCAACCTCTAGCGCATCACTGGAAGAGGTTGGATTTGCAACTGGTCAAGTTATAGGTATAAACAAAACATACTATCCTCTTCAAAATATTGAATATAATTCATTATACTTAAATCCTGATGTTATAAATCTAAGTTATGAGGGACCATTTTGGGGATTAACCGATTCATTATGTAATAGTTCAGCCTTTACAACTGTCGCATTTACTATAGGATTTAGTCAGTCAGTTTGTCCACCATCTTTTGTACCTAGTTTAATAAAAGGTATGTATGACAAGTTAGCATTTACGGCCAGCTTTAGTATTGAGTATATGTTTTCAAATACTTATATACCTTATGAGTACGGTGGTGTAAATGGTATGGTTGATATAGTATACGTTGAGCCAGCTAATTCAATATATGTTTTAGGTGAGGAGCTTAGAGTTTATAATTCAAATTATGCAACAGTTGTCACCGATATAACAATTGATGGTTTGACTAACAGTATATCGCTTTGTTATAATCATGTATCTAGCTACTTATATGCTCTATCAAGGAATGCTCTATTTCAAATAGATCCTTATATTAATTTAGTAATAGCTTCTTATTCATTCGCATCAGATGCCTACTCTATACAACTAAACTCTGATAATGGAGATATTTATGTTTCATTTGAAAATAGTACAGATTTATATGTATATCCTGTTAATCAATCAAGTCCAGAAATCATTGATGTTTCACCACATTATACTTATAATATGGCATTTAATGAGTTCGAGACTGATATGTATATTACAACCAATCTATCAGCAGTTTTGAGAATAAATGGTGATAGTAGAACAATTCAAACTACTTATCCTATATTGGTTGCGACTCATTCTATAGAATATGACCCAGAAAATGAAGCCATCTATGTTATGGCGGATGGTAGTAATCTTAAAAAAATTGATAATAATGCAGTTGTTGATTTACCATCTGTAACGACCGGAACCTTTGATAGTATACTTTTTAATAACTTAACGAGTACTATGAATATATCGACTGATAGTGGATTTAGTTCAATATTGGTAGATAATGATGTTATATACTTTACCTCAACTCCTATAGGATATGGTGAGCAAGCTTTGAGTCAATTTGATGGTGATATTTATGTTGGTATAGATTCTCAGATTTTAGTAATTGACTCAGCTACTGGTCAAACTAAAAAAATGATTTCATTTACTGGTGGTAGATTAACTAAACTAATTTATAATCCAGATAGAAGAAGTATATGGTCTATTCAACCATCTACTGAAAAGGTAGTTGAGATTCAGGTTCAGTTAGGAAGTTATTTTACATTAGAAACAGATACTGCTACTCAATCAACTGATAACTTTTATGGTACTCTAGATCCTAATTATGTTGATAAAGATTATCTTTGGTTAAATGTTAGAGAGTATATAAGAAGACCTCGTGAAAATTTCAATGGTGGAGCCACAGTTAGTTTATATTTTAAATGGTTCTCTGACAATGTTCCACAGTTTTTTATGTATGATTTTTCAGGAAGTCAACTTACGACAAGTGGTCTATTAGCATATACTGGTGAGAAACCACTACCTATTGTGCATCTAAATAGAAAGGCTAATAGAGATGTGACTAAAACATCTATGTCCGAATATCAACAAACAATTTTTGATATTATCGAACATGATTTAGAATTCATAGATGATAATGATGACATAAGTGTTGTTCCTGAACCTATAGAATTATTCTTAGGATTTAACTCA